TGGCCTTACGCATCCACTTACTAATCGTGCCATCAAAATTGGAGTAGTCTGTTGAAACAACAGGCAAATCGCCGGCTCGGTTTACAAACTCTCTGACTTGTCGCACCAACTCACGTGGGCTCTTCCCTGACGCATACCAGGGCATCTTAACAAGGTGTTTCTTGAATGCTAAAGTGTAAGACGACAACCCTAACGTGTGGTGTGTGGGCATCATGCTAATGTTGCGTGGTGCTTTCGGTTGCGCATAAGATTCATTCTTCTGGTTCGCTCGAACCTTACAGCGAGCAACCAGAGCAGAATCATACCTTACCCGGTTATTTCTCTGAACCTGCGCTGGTCGATTCTGGAGATGTTCAACATCATCCAGTGCCAGTGGGGAAGCCATTCCTCTGGAGTTACCCAATACCAACATTGTAAACTCCTTCGCCCATGCCTCTATATCCTTGCCTGGGCGTGCGGTGTTGCGCGTCGCAATAACGCGCACAGCAACAGTGTCGGCATCGTTATCCAAACTAGACAATGGCGTTAAAGCGTTGTCTGACACAACTGGTGGCCCAACACCAACCACTTGGGTGTGTGTGTAGGCCGCAGGTGTGTCAACCCGTCGGTTAGCCCGGTTAACGTAAGACCTAAGGAATGGCACCCGATATGCAACGTCGGGTACAGGTAATTTGCGCAAAGCACTAATTGCGGTCATATAGAGGGCAGCAGTATGTGCATCAACATCATGGAACGTCGAACACATCGACTCAATCTCAGATCTACTGGGATTGTTGGCCGCTCTCAAATAAGCCGCAGTACGGACATACAAATCAAACGGGATTCGTAGGTCCTTATCACCAGCTGCTCCATCGCAAACGGGTAGCATGGCTATCATGCTTGCCCCATCATCAGCTATATACCGCCTGACTAAACCGCATTCCGTCTTAAGCACAGTAGTGCGGCTTAAATCAAACTGTTTGATGTCCAACCGTTTGGCTATCCAGCCGAACGGATCAAAAGTCCACGAGACTGGCTGCAATAACGTATAAGTGCGCTGATCTTCTGTGCGCAACTGCGTTATAGTACCCGTGGTAAACCCAAAACGAGTTGGTGCTGTGTATTGGTCGCGATCATAAGCATAACATTGATGCTTGTATACAGCGCCACCTCGAGTCTTTTCGACGATCGTGCGCTCGTCAACAAAGTGACAAAAAGTGTCAGACCCTTTGTATGACAAGCCCTCCAAATCCCGCCCCCAAACCACAACGGTGTGGCGGGCCACGAACCAATTCAACTCCTCAGAATCCAGGTAGTAATCGGTATCAACACAAGTTACCAGATCACCAGTACCCAAAGGACTCTGGGAGGTGACACTCCTCAAATCGGCAGGGGTGAAGACTGCGCGTGTGCCCGCAGAACAATCTCTGCGTGCAACTGACACATCCCACCTCCTGGCCCCGATTCTACTGGCGAACTCGTTCAAGCTCAGGGTCGCATAAACCCTGGCTTGAGCGGCGTCAGGATAAGGATGTCCCGAAGCAGGTTTGACAGTCGGCCGAACCAGCCAACCAGCTGCTTGGAACTCCTTGCGATGGTCACGTGCATCCACTGCGGTCAGAGAACGTACGCACCAAGAGCTAACAGCTACTTGGTGGCGTAGTACCCTGGGCAGTAGTGACTGGTGCCAGACGTAGGCTTTCACTGAGCCCACGATGGCCC